TGATTCTTTGATTATACAACCATTCTTTGTTATTCAATTTTTGATAGGTTGTTTGATCCAGTCGGTGTTTATGTGAACGACTGCAATCTGGACCACAAAATTGACTAAATTCATCTTGATATGCTTTACTGTATGTGACCGGGTTTTCACATACCAAACATTTTGGATACGTATCTTCTGTATAATCTTTTAGTATTGCCAGACATCTAATTTTCAAAGGAACATCATTTTTCATCCAAGAGGTAAAATCAAAAATTCTTTGTCTCAACTCTTTATTGACCGAAATAGATATCATATAACTTTTATCAAAAATTCTGTTATCACAAATTGATTTCAAATCTTCCATAGGTCTCACTCCAAGGTATAGTATCTGTTACATTATATATAACAAAAAAGGGAGAAGTTAATCTCCCTTTTTCGCATATTAGGTATGCAAAAAACGTATATTACATCAAATTATTTACAATAACACGTCTGTAATACTTATTTGTGCTGATAGTATTTGCACGTCCTAGACCTTGAGTTAGACCTTCAGCAAATGGATTTGCTACCATACCATAACGAGTCTTAAACCCAATCTTTGGTTGGAATGAGCTTTGATCGACTGCACGGACCATTTGTAGAGGAACGTAGGGGCAATAGAATAGACCAGCATCAAATGCTGAAGAACCCTTATAACCTACAGTTAGATAGTTACCACCGATAGCATAAGGATCGATATAGACCTTAAGACGACCGTTTAGAACACCAGCAAAGGTATTACCAGTATCGTCTACTTGTAGATTGTTGCTGTTTAGAGCAGGGGCGTAATCAAGAACACCAGCCATTTGTAGAGCAGATGCTACGTCTGAAGAACAAATAACGATGTTACCTTTTCCTCTACGTGTTTGCTTGGCAATTTGGTTAGCTTCTCTTTCGAGTTGGAACATTAGACCCTTGAACTTTTCAACTGACCAACGGCCATTTGAGTCTGTGTCAAGATCGAATACACCAGCAGTTGTTACGTTGTCTTGTGCACCAGCTTCTGCTGTGATGTTGATTGTACGAACTACTTCACGATTGATTTCAGCAAGAATTTCAGCTGAAAGAATGTTAGCAAGTTCAGTTTCAGCATCTAGACCATGGATAGCCTTAAGGTCTTGTGCGAGTTCCATTGTATATTCTGCTTTGAGAGCACGAGTGTTAGCGGTAACAGTAACCTTTTCAATGGAGAAAGCCATTTGTGGGAAAGCTGTATTAGAATCAGTACCAAGTGCTTCTGCTTGTGCAGTTGACATACCAGCACCAGTGTTATATGTATTAACAGCGGTTAGTGGTGATGTGTTTGTTGCGCCTGGAATTGTTCCAACAAACTTATTACCGAATGTGTTAGCACCTGATGTAACAGATGAGAACTGAGTATTAACTTCGTTGTAGAATGCTTCTGCACCAGCGTTATTGTAAGAGGTAGTGTTAGCATAACGTGAACGCATTGCGAAAATAAGACCTGTAGGACCAGTCATTGGCTGGACGCCGCAGATATCATAAGCAATAAGATTTGGCATTGAACGACGAACGAGTGAAATTAGCACTGGATCGAATGTATCAATACCACCAGTACCTTGAGTTGAACTTGATGCACCCATAAGATTTGAGTGGACAAGTGAACTGGTTTCTGTTAGTGTTTGATACTGACCATGTGCAGCAGCTTCTGTTAGAGCACGTTCTGTGTTTTCTAACATGATGGCTGTTACTGAACGTCTGTGTTGATCCTTAATAGCACCAAGTGACTCATGATCGAGTACAGGTGCCCACTTGTTTTGAATTTCTTCAGCTAAATACATTTTCTTCCTTCCTTTAAAAAATTAGAATTATTTTTATTTATAATAATTTATTTTTTGACAGTTCTAGTTAGTGCTTGAACATATCTGTTAACAACTGGATTGACATTTCTTGTATCAGAAATATCACCTTCAAATGTTTCTTCTTCAAGGTTTGAAGAAGCTACACCATCATTACTAAAATAGGTTTCTTTGATAATACGAAGTTTCTTTTCGTATGTTTCAACATCACCATCAAATTCAATACCTTCTGCTAAAGCTCTGAACTTTTCTTGATGTGTTACAACAAGATCAGAAGAGAGTTCATCAAAGATTTCATTCATAGCAACATCAGAAATGATTTCTTTCATTTCATTATTTTCGACAATCACTTCGTCTAAAGTAGTTTCTAGTGTATCAACTTTTTCTGCTAGAGCTTCTACGATATCAATTTTGCTTTCAGGAACATCTACATAATGTTCTGCAAAAAGATTTCTTAAACCGTCCATAAATTCTTCCATAATTTCATTTCTAAGAGTTGATTCAACAGCTACTTCATTTTCTTCCATCCAATTTTCAACAACATAATCAAGATAAGCATCTAACTTTTCTGTAATTTCTTCTGTGAATGTTTCTAATTCTTCAGTTAATGCTTCTTCGTATTGTTCTTGTAAGCGTTCTACTTCTACAGATACTCTGGCATTCACTGCAGCTTCAAATAGTGTAGAAGCCTTTTCCTTAAATTCTTCGGTAAGATCTTCACCAACAAACATAGCTTCGACATCTTCTTTGGCTACAAGCTTAGGCATAGGATCTTTTGTCTTGGGACCTTTGCCTGTTTTCATATCAATTGATGCTTGATTATGCTCTGACTTACCAGGAGCACCATAATCTTTATTAGGACCAAATTGTGCCATAGTTGCAGCAAACTTATTAAGGTCTTCCTTTGACATACCACCAGCCATTTGCATCATTTGACTCATGACAACAGACTTAGGTTCATCCTTGGGACGTGAATTTGGTTTCAATGATTCTGCACCCATTGAAGATGCTTCATCTAAATCTTCTTCGTCTTCATATGATTCTCTTTTCAATGAAGCTTTATAACCTTCACCTTTAGCTTTATTGCGTTTTGCATGTTCAGCAGGAGTAAGTTTTTTCTTAGGAGCCAACATAGGATCTTTTTCTTTTTCTTCTTCCTCTTCTAATTCTTCTTCATACTCTTCATTATGTTCTTGTTCCATAACAGCATGTTCTTTCTTCTTCATTTTTTTGTGTTTCATATCATCTTCATCTTCGTCTTCATATTCTTCTTCTTTTTCTTTCTTTTTACGAGAAGCTTCAGAAGTTTTCATAGTAACTTTTTTCTTAGCTTCTTCTAAAGTTGACTCGATAATATCTTCAAGTCTTTGCTTCTTGTCACTCATTAGAAAAGGTCTCCTATTTTAAGTAATTTATTTTATTTATATTTTATTGTTGTTTATTGTTGTTTATTGTTAACGAGGTAATATATTGTTCAAAAATAGATAATTTCTTTTCTTCAATTTCTCTCATATTCATATTTTTAAGGCTATTTCTTATATTACTAATCTTTTCTTCATGCCATGTTCCCTTAACAGGATCATATATCCATTCCGCATTTTCCATGATACCTTGTACAAAACATCCTGGACCTGATGGATCAGAAACAATATCAACTGTTGCCAATTTAAAATCTTTTTGTACATATTTGGAACCATTTCTTTCTACAAGAGAACCTAGACCTCTTGTAGATACTCCTAATTTTCCACCAGATTTAATGAGGCCGATTGCAATCTGACCACAAGGAGTTTCTGTCAATCTAGCTTTACCAATAAAATACTTGCCATCTTGATTTAGTTCTGTTATGATATGTGAAACTCTATCTAAATTAACAGTAGGTCCGTTTGGATGACCCAATTCACCAAAAGCTCTGTTTTCTTTGATAACTTCTTTAATATATCTATTAATTTCTGGTTGAACTACATGTGTTTCATATATCCTGCCATTTTTATTTTCTTGATCACATGTAATAAAACGTCCAGTAATATAATGAATTTTTTCACCAGACTCTTTGGCTTCTGAAATATACTCAACATCTTCATTTAATTCTGTTATTAATTTCATTTTAGTTCCTATATCCTACAGGAGATGCAACAACACCTGTACCTTGTATTAAATTGTTAGATCCTTTTTCAACAATAATTTCACTATTAGCTCTGATGCTAAAAGAATATAGATTAACAGAACTGTTGACAGAAACAGTACAATTTACAACTCCTGTTGTAGGGTTGACACATCTAACTAATGGTGATCCATATACAACATTGGCTGATGATATTGATATTTCTGTATTACTAAATTTATAAATCATTAGAGCTTTCCTGTTACGTCTCCTACATTTCCACTTGGAAACCTTATAGGTGTATCTCCAGGTGAACTTTCTT